GACTAAAGATATTAAAGAAATGACACAAGCAGAATTTGATGAACTAATGACTGAAATCAAGGAGGAACGCCCCAACCTCTTTCAGTTTATTGCTGATTTTGTAGACCGAAAAGTAAGCACCGAGGAAGTAGACGAATACCTAAAGATGAAACGTGAAAAACAAGTGGAATTTATCAAGAATTATCAAGCGAGGGGATAAAAAGTGGCTAAAAAAACAAAGAATAACACACTTACAGTGAAACAAAGCAAAAACCTAGGCGCTGACCTAACTAATATCATGACTGGGTTACAAGGCTTACGCCACCACGCTAACACTCTTATGATTGTGAAACACGCTGGGGCAGATAATGGGCTACTACGCCATGAAATGGATAATTTTTTAGAACATATCTATGACATGGTAGAAATTTATTCCCGTGATTTAGACAAAATTGCGTTTTTCCTACTCGAGTGTGACAACCCAGAGGAATTAAGAGCATACGAGGCAGAGGAAAGAGGGGAGTAAACCATGGATACTGAATTAAATTTATCTGCTACCCAGTTCTTTATCCTAGTTACTGTTTTATCGATCGCCTTAACTGTTCTATGGCTTAAAAAGAGCTATTTTCAGCTCGATATAGAGCCTAAAACTGATACCGTGACAGATAACACCACGCGCAATGTAGGCACACGCTACGGGGCTTATATTCAATCACAAGGCAAGTATAACAACTAGAAAGAGGAATATCATGACAGAAATTATTGACCTTTTTGGACGGAATAAAGAGCTAGAAACACTAAGCGCGAACCTAGCTACAATTACGGACACGGAAGATACGGATATGGACGTTGTTCCAGAAATTGTCGAGATAATCAAGCAACTACTGGATATCATTAAAACACAACAACAATCTATAGAAAACTTAGCTTGTATAGCGGAGAAAACAATACAACTAGAAAGAGGCAGACAATGACAACAAACAAAAACTTTGACCTTTCAAAATTACGAGCTGAACACTTTGGTCAGTGGTTAGATGAGGCTTTCCAAACTATGCTAGATTTTTCCCTAGAAAATAAATTTGATTGCTACAGTATTGAGGAACAAAATCAGCTAAACCGAGTATTAGAAACCCTAACACATTTTTCTGATATGTGGGAAAAAGGTCAGATTATTCTAATCAGCAAGGAAAGAGAGAAAACAGAATGACACTACCACTGTTACCAGAGAATTATAGGCGCGTGCTTAATCTTATCAAGGTAGGGGCCGACAACCCTACCACAGGGGCTGAGATAGCCCTTATTTTGAAGTTAGAGGAACGGACAGTACAAAACATCATCAGTCGCTTGATCACGCGCTACGGCGTTCCTATCATTGGTGTACGACATGGGTTTAATCGTGGGTACTTTATCCCAGCAGATAAGGAGGAGTTGTTAGACGGTGCTAAAGCCTTTTACAACCAAGTACAGGAAGAACAAAAGCGCCTAAGTGTTTTGTTAAATGCTGACCTTGATAGCTATAAGGAACTACTGAAAGGGGCTGAGATGAATGTTTAGCTTAAGTAAAGAAAGTGAACAAGATTTAACCCAGGGAGTGCTGGAGTTGGTAGGAAGTTACCTGGAGGCGCGTGAGCAAACACCGCCAAGACTGTTAGGTCTAATCACAGCTCAACAGGTTAAAGATGAACTAGACATAAAGGGTAAGACCTTGAAACGTTGGGAAGATAACGGGCTAAGACGTTACCAGCCCCCACTAGAAGACACGCGCAAAGTCTATTACCGTATCAGTGATATCCTAGCTTTTCTAGGCGTGTATAACTAAAAAAGGAGATGATTTAATGCCTATTTACGAAAGCAAGGGCTTTGGGAATGACTTACATTTATTCGATAAAAAATCCCCCTTTGACTATGTTGCAGAACGTAGACCTATGAAAGTGCCACAAGGTGAAAATATCGACGATTTTAAGCGCAATTCAGCCCCCTACTGTATTGCTGGCAAGGTGAAACAAGACGAGAACGGCAACTACAAACGCAATAACGCTAGTTTAATTTACCGTGACTTGATTTTCTTAGACTATGACGAGCTAGAGGCTAATATAGACTTTCCTAGCGTGGTCGAGAACGCCTTACATGGGTATTCTTACATAGTTTACCCAACTATTAAGCACACGGCTAATAAGCCACGTTATAGGCTTGTGGTAAAGCCTAGCGACGCAATGAACGAGCAGATCTATAGGCAGATTGTCCAAGAGATAGCAGACAAAATCGGTCTACCTTTCGACAGTACAAGCCTAACATGGTCGCAGTTACAAGGTTTACCAGTAACCACTGGAGAACCTGCTGACTATGAAAAGATAGTGAATAGAGGGCGTGATTATCCCGTAGCAAATACAGTTATGGCTAGTCAGAAACCACACTATCACACACCACGTCCAAGCGGTAATAAAACAATTACCATGCGCGTGCTTGATACCCTATTTCATGGCTTTGGTGACGAGGGTGGGCGTAATGTCGCGGTAACTAGGTTTGTAGGTCTATTACTTTCAAAGTGGGTTGATGCTGACGTAGCTACTGCCTATGAGCTAACAACCATAGCAAATAGCGTTACAGATAACCCTTTACCAGAGCAAGAGCTGGAACGGACTTTTGAAAGTATTGTTAAGTCAGAAATAAGAAAGAGAGGTGTCAATGGAAATTAATATTGACGAATTGCAAGAGCAACTTAACGAAACCAAGGTTATTGAGCCACCTAAGTCTATGAAAGAAGTACTAGACCGTATCTATCAGGCTGGTGAGCTATGGCGCTCAGAAAATAAATACTTAGTTAACGAGGGAAAAAAGAATGAGAAAACAGTCATTCCGCTTCCTAGTATCTTTACCGTAGCTAAAGAGTTGAGTAAAATCGTAACATTTACGTTTATTACCAAATCTAACACTGCTGATAATAGCTTGCTCTATCTGTATGATCTCGACGAGGGTATCTATACCGCTAGCGCAGACGAATTCAATGTTTTGTGTAAGACGTTTGATAGCAGAATAAAGCCAAACGACTGGAAACAGATAAAAATGATGGTACGTACCATGACGAAGATAAGCAGACCGTTAGAAAGTGCTAACTTAGTACCAGTACAGAATGGTATCTTAGACTTGAAAAACAAACAACTACGACCATTTGACCCTAAGTATATTATCACCAGCAAGATAGCCACTGCTTACAATCCGCCTAAGTTTACCCCTAAGGATAGAGAGGGCAGGACGTTTGATGATTGGTTAAGTTCTATTGCTTGTGGTGATAGTGAGTTGATAACCCTCTTTTGGCAAATTATCCTAGAGGCTATCAACCCAAACTACACCCGTAACAAGTTCGCTATTTTCTATGGTGATGGTAACAACGGTAAAGGAACATTTCAGCGCTTACTTATCAATCTAATTGGTGAAAGTAACGTGTCAGCTTTGAAACCTGCACAATTTAGTGAGAAGCATAACTTAGAAACGCTTGTAGGTAAGGTGTGTAACATTGGAGATGAGGCACCTAACGAATTCTTGAGAAATCCGTCTGACTTAATGAGCATTACCAGCGGTGACACTGTACTGGTTAATCCAAAAGGAAGACCAGCCTTTGAAGCAACTTTCAAGCTCTTTAACATCTTTTCGGGGAACTATATTCCTAATGGTGGGAATAAAACCAAGGGTTGGTATAGACGTATTATGATTGTGCCATTTAACGCTGACTTTAACGGTCAAACCGAAAAGCCTTGGATAAAGAACGAGTTCCTAGCTGATAAAGACGTCCTAGAATACGTTCTGTATAAAGCCGTTAATCAAGAGCCATTCACTCATTTTATTGAGCCTAAAGTAGTCAAAGACTTGTTAGAGGAATACCAAGAAGATAATGATTATTTGCTTGGTTTTATCAGAAACGAATACATTCCTAACGGCTGGCATGAGTTAGAAATTGTACCAGTCTTTCTAGCCACGAAACGCCTAAGAGAGTACGCCGAAGATATGGGAATACAAAAGCCGAATTTATACGGTGCAGGGAAAGAAATCGCTAGAAACCTACGAAACTTAACACCACACAGCTATTTTGTTAAAAGGGCAAGGGCAAAACCTAGTGATATCAAAACTTTAGACCCTAGTGGATTTGATGCAAAAAAACTAAATAAGCCACAACACTCAATCGTAAAAGAGGAATAATGTTACCTTGTTACCTTGTTGTTACCTAGTTTTCGCAACAAGGTAACACCTTTAAACGCTTGATACATAAGGGGTTAGACCTATTCTGTTACTTTGTTACCTTCTTTATAAGGTTTATAATATATAAATATGTATGATAGTTATATATATAAGAGAATAGAGAAAAGAAGGTAACAAGGTAGCAACACCCCCTCAAACCCTTGCTACTACTGGTCTCGTACATGTTCCCAACAAGGTAACAAAAGGGAACAACAAGGTAACAAATAGCAAAAGTTTACATAATTTATCTTAAAACAAGAAAGAGAGACTAAAAATGACTGAAAACCACTACCTAGAACAAGCGGAAAAAGACAGACTGGAACTTGAACAGCACCGCTTAAATTATATGGCTGATGATACACCTATTGAGCCTAGCGCTATTCCTAAACTAATGGAAATAGCTGAAAAGTTACAAGCAGAGGATACCAGTCTGAACATTTATGAACTGTATAAGCACCCAGAAGCGCGTGCTAAACTATTCTCACAGATAACTGAAGCTTGTTATATGGCTTTGAATGCTACACCGACACAAGCCCAAAGATTGGCATTTTACGACTATCTAGAACAGCAATACGAAAACACCTTAAAGAAAATGATTGCCAGCACAGACAAACAGGCACTAGGTGAGTTACTAGATTTGTTAGAGCTACCAGCAGAGAGAGAAAGCCAGTTTATCCGAGACATGGCAGTCAGTGGGATCCTAGCCAAAGATTGAACAGAGAGGTGAAAGCCTCTTTTTGATACTTTATCCAAGCGCTTTTAACTAGTATAAAAAGAGGATAAATCATGGAACTTATGGCAATCAATGAAAAGCAGACAATTAAGAACGCTAAAAAGAAGTTGCGAGAATACCCACGATGGCGAGAGATTGCACACGATAGCGCTGAACAGCGTATAACGGCAAATTACACCTTTGAGCCACGTTCTAAGAACAATAACCGCAGTCACATTGTTGAAACCATGACAGTAAGACGAATGAGTGCCATAAATGAGCTGGAAGCTATCGAGGAAGCACACAGAAACATCGTTGATAAACGCTACAGGGTTATTATCTATCGCCGTTTCTTACAACACCCACCAGCACCAAACTGGGTTATCGCTCAAGAATTGGGCTATGCTAAAACAAGATTCCAAGAGCTAGTTAACCTTGCTTGTTTAGCTTTTGCTGAAAATTATCGAAACGGTGAACTTATTGATTTGCTTGAATAGTTGGGTTGTCCATATATAAGGCGAGGTGTCAAAGTGATAGAAATTGAATTAAAGGTGTTTATAGACGTTCTCAAAGCTAATAACCTAACCAAAGCAAAGCTAGCACACGGCAAAGCTAGGGTATGGCTAGACTTGGATAAGTTGACCATGCTTTATAATGGTCAAGAAACGCCCCTAAAACGGCAGTCATTAAACTATGGAAGCTATCGCTATTATTTATATTGTCCTAACTGTGGAGAGGCTAGAACGAGCTTATATTGGTATTGTGAAGACTTGTCATGTCGTAAGTGTCTAGGGTTGCATAATAGAACATTAAACCGAAGCAAGACCGACTGTGTTTATTACTGGGAGCAGGCAGTTAAGGAAGCTCAAAAGATAGTGCCTGAATATGAGGCAAAGGACTACACAACTCCCGATTTTCCCGATAAGCCAAAAGGAATGCACTGGAAAACTTATTACAAGCATAGAGCTAAGTATTATCAATATTGGCGCAAAGGTGAAGACTTATGGTTAAGTGGTATTAAACTATGATATGATCTTGATTTTTCGTAACGTTTCGAAATTTACCAACGTCGAGAAATTTGGGAACACTCTTAAATGTGACAACGTTGTCATATTTGATAAACGCTTTCCAAATTTGTGCACGTTCTCAATTTTTCTAGTTACTCTTTACATGGAGCGGTGAACGTTCTTAACGCCCTAATTATAGGGAGATGTTGGTAAATGTTGGTTAGAAAATGTTAGAATGAAACGCGATAGATAGTAGAAGATAGTGGAATGGTAGCGCGTGGGATAAAAATGTTGAAAAATGTTGATATAAAACACCCTAATTGTTGGAAAATGTCGGTATAAAACACCACTATATTATTGGAAAATATGGGAATGGAAAATATAAATGTTAGAAAATACTAGAATGAAACGTTAATAGTAGAAAATAGTGGAATGTTATTAGTAAAGCAATATCCGATAATGGATTGAATGAATGAAATAGTTGGGCTATAATGTGTCATAGAAACCAAGCAGAAAAAGGTAAAGATATGGATATCATTAAGAAATATAAGTGGTATATATTGCCATTAGCTATCCTTGTAATTGTTGTTGCTATCGTAACTATGCAACCAAGTAAGAAAACAAAGGAAGTAAAAAACAAACCTACGACAGTTACAAAGGTATCAAAACATAGCTCACATAGTTCATCTAAAGAAAAACCTAGTGAAACGTCTCAAACGCAGGAACAACCGATACAAAGCGAGCAAGCACCTAGCACGCAAGCTGACGGAGTAACACCACCACAAGACACGTTACAACAAGCTCAAGACCAGTATGGTTATGGTGGCATACCTGCAGACTCACCCGAGGTTGCGCGTGAGCAAGGTCAGAATGAGGCACGTCAACAATGGCATGACGACCAAGTTGAATGGGGTATTCAGCAAGGCTATCTTAACCCAGACGGTAGCCCAAAAGAGACAAACTAAAACCCCTCTATAACGTCCTTAACACGCCCTATACAAAGAATAGTCCGATAACATTCGGGCTATTTTTAAATGCACCCCCCGCCCCTATATTGTCGTCTGGAGAGCCACTACAAGGTGTTGTCTTGTATCGCAGACCAATTTTCCAGAATTTTAATGGGTGTCATAAACCCAGACGGAGAGGAGTAACAATGAGTGGTTAAAAATCCGTACTTTCAACAAAATAAAGGGCGTTTGCCCACCGACCCGCCGAACTATCTAGGGACAGTTGCAAGAGAAATCTGGCGCAAAATCGTTCCGTTTTTAGAAAGCACCCACAAGGTGTTGTCTTACATCACGCGCAAATTTTCACAGTTTTTTATAGGGTGTCTATACTAAGTTATGCTAAGGTTTTCGCTATAATAGAATTATTTAAAGATAGTTGTTTTTCTGTATCAATTACGAATAGTAAAGAAAAGGAGAATAATATAATGCTAACCTATGATGAATTTAAAGAGGCGATGGACAAGGGTTTTATTAAAGGTGATACCGTCCAGATTGTCCGAAAGAATGGTAAAATCCATGACTACGTTTTAGACGGTGAACAAGTTGAGCCACACGAAACATTGAGTTTAGAAAAGGTATCGGATATAATAAAAGAACTAGGCGGAGACAACTAAAAAAAAGCACCTTGGAGCGGTGCTAGTTCCTTGCCTGCTGAACTCGTAAAGTGACTGATACCTCAATATGTTGCAACGTTGCAACATTTAGGGGCGATTTCTTTTGATTACTAAACTTAATAAATTGATTGATACCCTAACGGGTATTTTTTTGCTTTCCTTTTTGCTAACTTTTGAGGTAAGCAAACGGCAACTTATGGCGTATGAATTACTAAAATAGCTCACAAAATCGCTTTGTTATCACTCTAATAAAACCCTGTGGAAAAGTAGTGTGATTATGAACCGTAGTAAAACGGATTGCCAATACTACTGGGAGCTTGCACTAAAAGAAGCCAGAAAGGTAGAACCAGGGTGGAGTCCTAGACGTGGTGGATATATGTTTGATAGTTTCCCTGAAAGACCAAAATACATGAAACAGAAACGATATTACAAGCATTATCAAAAGTTTGTTTACTATACCAGAAAGGGAGATAGATTTTGGCTGAATGGTTTGAGATTGTAGGACAATATGAAGTAGTGTGCAATTTACAAAACAAACAAATACTACATATTAGACAGTTTAAATGTTAAAAAAGCTAGATATATCAAGGATTTAAGTAAGTAGAGCGTTCCAAAAAAGGGTGCGGTAAGCGTTCCAAAAAAGGGTGAGATAAGGGTGAGGTTACATATAAAAAGTACAAGCTTAGTACAAGGTAGAGAGGTTTACCGAGGGTTAGAAAAGGT